TTTGCAGAAATTACTGCAAGTTTTTATCAATCAAATAATTATAAAGAGAAACAATTTTTTGAAACTTGGCAAAGACTAGCATACAATCCTAACACATGGGCAATGCAATATTATGATGACTATGTTGGTAAGATTCAAATCTACAGTTTAGATAGAGGAAATAAAAGAAGATATGGTGTTGAGTTAGTAGAATGTTTTCCAAAAACTATTGCTGCACAAACATTGGATGCAAGTCCAGCAACTACACCACAAACTTGTGATGTATCTTTTACTTATAGATATTGGAAAAACTTAACAGATGAAGCAGATTTACCAAAACCATTATTAGAAAGATTACAGGGTGTTCTTGCTAATCAAGTAGAAAGAACCCTTGTAAATAATATACCTAAAGTATTGAGAAAATTACTTTAAAATTACGGAGTGAAAAATTATGGCCTTACCTAAGCTTGAAACCAAGACTTATACTTTAACCCTACCATCAACAGGTAAAGAAATTAAGTATAGACCTTTCCTAGTGAAAGAACAAAAAACATTGTTGATGGCACAAGAATCAAACAACGATAGTGAAACTGTTGACGCAATGAGCCAACTTATCAAAGATTGTACTTTTGGTAAAGTAGACCCAAAAGTGTGTCCACTATTTGATGCAGAATATATCTTTTTAAAATTAAGAAGTAAATCAGTTGGTGAGAAAGCAGAAATAAAAGTAACTTGCCCAGATGATGAAAAAACAAAAGTAAATGTAACACTTAATCTTGAAGATATAGAATGTACTATGACAGATGACCACAGTAATATTGTTAAAATAACTGATACTGTTAAAGTAGTATTTGGATATCCACTTATAAATTCCTTTAAAAATGTGAATAATGAAAATCAAACAGAAGTCATGTTTGATATGATACAAAATTGTGTAGAGGAAATACATTATGGTGAAGACATATACAATAAAGTAGATATTAGTCCTAAAGAATTGACAGAGTTTTTTGATTCTTTAAATACAGAACAATTTAAAAATGTATCTGATTTCTTTGAAAGCATGCCAAAATTAAGACATGTAGTAGAGGTTACAAACCCAGAAACTAAAGTTAAAGGTGAAGTTCTCTTACAAGGACTACAAAGTTTTTTAGTATAGGGCTCTCACATGAGAGCCTAAAAAGTTACTTTAAAAGTAATTTTGCACTCATGCAACATCATAAATACTCTTTGACAGAGTTAGAAAACATGATGCCATGGGAAAGAGAAATCTATGTAGGTCTAGTGGTAGAACATGTTGCAGAAGAAAATAAAAAAGTAGAAGAACAAAACAGGAAGATGAAGAATGGCTGATACAAGTATTGACCCACTTTTAAAGGAATTACAAATAACTAATGGGTTAACCAGAGAACTTCTTAGAGAGAAGCGAGAGGATGATACGCCTAAATCTTTATTCATGGGTAATATGTTTGAGATATTTAATGCTCGAGCATTACAACTATCAGACCAAAAGTACATTAAAAAAGAGAAAATGGACCAAGTAGATGATATTCTTGTACAAACAAATATAATTCTAAAAAGTTTAACTGCAGGTATGTCGGGTATGACAGGGTTTGTTAAAGAAAGTGTTGAAAGTACAAAAGCATCAGTAAAAGCAACAGCAAAGGCTATACCTAAAGTTATAGAAGACCTAAAAAGAGTTACAGGAGAGATTGTAACTAAACCCTTTAATGTAATGGGCAAATTCATGAGTGATAAAATAGGTAAACCACTTGGACAATTAAAAGAAAACATGGTAGACAAACCATTCAAAGCAATCGGTAAATTGATGAGTGATAAAATAGGTAAGCCACTTAAACAATTCAAAGATAATTTTCAAGTGGCCATGCAAATTGTTAATAATAAAACTGCATCAAGAGAGAAAGAAGATAAAAAAGATAGAGAAAGCTTGTTTCAATATTTTTTCGGAGGTATTGTTGATGGTCTTAAAGGTTTTGGTTTAAAGATAAAGAATGGTTTTCATGATTTAAAAGATAGTTTACTTGGTAAGGCAGGACTTGCTACTGCATTACTAGCACTTGGTGCATTTCTTGTTTCTAAATTTCCAGCATTAGCAGAAGCAGTTGGTAATGTAACAATGGGATTCGTTAACTTATTTCAAGACACGGGTAAACTTTTTAGTGGTGAAATGGGTTTTGGTGAATATTTAAGAGATAATTTTTTAACATTTATTGGTCTTGGTTTATTTGCATTTAAAACTGCAATAATTACTTTTTTTAAAACCAAACTTGTTGCATTTGTAACAACTAAATTTGCAGCAATACTGCTTGCAGCTAAAGGTGGTCTTACTGCAGCAATTATGCCAGTGTTAGGTGCAATCTCACTTTTCTTCCTAAAATTTGTTGCAATTCCATATGCAATATTTAAAGGTATAATGGGATTCTTTGAGGGTTATAGTAAAAGATTATCAGAAGGTGGTGGTTTCTTCACAAGTTTAATAGCAGGATTACAAGGAGCAATTGGTGGTGTATTTGAGGCAATAGGAAATATACTTGACCTTATAGTTGGTTTTGTTTTTGATATGTTTGGCGGCGCAGAGTTTTATGAAGAATATATTGCTAAACCAATTAGAGATACATTTGCTTATCTAAAAGATTTATTTACTATAGATTTTGATTCAATAGGAGATTCTATTTCAAGTTTCTTTTCGGGTGACCCAGAAGGTAAATATATGGGTGGAGCTGTTGCGTCAGGGACACCATACATTGTAGGAGAAAAGGGACCAGAGCTATTTGTACCAGGTGCATCAGGTAGTATTATACCAAATGGTGGCATGGGCGGTGGAGCACCAATTATTGTAACTAATAATAATGTAAGTGCACCAACAAATACTCATAGTCATCAACATTCTAATGTAAGTATTACAGACAATCAACAGGAGATAACAGGACTATAATGGCGGATGAAAAACCGAATTTAAGTTATTACGAGGTACCAAAAAAAATGACTGATACAAAAAAAGTAAACATAGAATTAGAAGTAGACACAAATGTTGTTGATTCTAGTAAAAACAAATATCAATCATGGATAGATATGGCCAAAGCTGTAGATGCATGGAGAATATTCCCACGACTATTTCTAACAGTATATATTGTATTGTTATATAAATGTGTTATTTGGTATATGAATCTATTGGCTCCAACTATGGAACAATCTGGGTTGATAAGTATCGTTGTAGGTGCTGGTGCTGCTTGGTTTGGTCTATATACAGGAACAAGTAAGAAATAATTAACTAGGATTTAAATGGTCTTCGGTTAGTATCTTAAATTCCATATTGTGGTCTAGACAGAATTCAGTTGCTGACTTCCATTTGGCCTTGTTTATACCCCATGTCTTGACTTTGTTATACCAAACACCTGTTCTTCTTTTAGGATTCCTTTCTGGTGGTGTACGTTGATGTTTAGGTTTAACTTCAATGATATACTTTTTGATACTACCATTTTTAGTACGAACTTTGACATAGAAATCAGGGAAATATCTATGATAACGACCATCCCATGGTGATACATATGGAATGACCAATTCTTCACTACCCCATTCTATGATAGATTTAGTAGTATCACAGTACTTCATCATCTTCAATTCCCATGAAGAACGATACACTATTTCTTTAATATCACCTTGATACTTGGCAGGATATTTAGGTTTAAACTTTCCTTTATATGTCATAATCGTTATAAATACTTTAAATTATATAGGACTATTTATACATGGCCATCAAAGAAATATTAAAATCTACCGCACAAGGAATAGTAAGTAAAAATCTAAAAAGGGTTGCTGGTAATCTTGGCTCTCTAGTAGGTGGTTCACAAAGAACAAATTCATCTGATTTTGAAGGTATTAATCGTTCTAAATCAGCAACAAAAATGTTATCATTTCCTATTGATGTTGTTAATGCAGACCCAGCAACAGGTGGTAATCATGGTCACTATATTATGTTTGAAATCAATGAGCAAGTAAGTGCTAAATTAAAGTTTGGAGATGTTGCAGATTCACAAGGTGGAATAGATACAGCTGGTAGAAAAAATCTGGCATATGAGGCGAGAAGGCGAGGTGGTGAAGTAAGTTCAACAAAAGTATATGATAGTAAAAAGAAAAAGTATATAAAAGAGGCAAACCCAGAAGTTTTTAAAATTTTTTTTAATGATGGTGACCCAAGTAAAGGTCAAACAGAAGCTGCTAAAGCAATAAGTAAAAGTTATGCAACTGGTAAATCTGTTAATAAAAACCCAAGTGGTGATAAAACTAACACGGTACAAACCATAAGTGTACATAGAGCACCAACAAAAAGATTAGATACAGTTATTACTATGTTTATGCCAGCAGATGTAAAAGTAAACTATAAATCAAATTTTACAGACCAAACAATAGGTGCAGGTGCTCAGGCAGCTTCACAAATAATAGGTGAAGTCGTAAGTACAGGTACTTTTAATACTGATACCATTATGAGAAATGCGGGAGATTTAGCAACACGAGCTGGTAGAGATGCATTACTATCAATATTAAGTGTCGCTCCTATATTTGAAGGTAGTAAAGAAGCTATAGAAATTGGTATGGGTGCTGCACTTACAGACCGAATGGAAATGGCATTTAAAGGAATAGATAAAAGAAAATTTCAATACACATTTAAAATGATGCCTAGAAGTCAAGATGAATCTGATGAAATAAAAAAAATTGTTGATATGTTTAAATTTCATATGCTACCAGAAATGCTACAAGCATCTAGTAGAGGTAGATTGATGGGTTATCCTTCAACATTTGATATAAAATATATGTATCAAAATGCAGAAAATAATTATTTAAATAAAGTTTCAGAATGTTATCTAGAGAGTATGGATGTAGATTATGGTGGAGATAGATATAGAACTTTTAAACCTACTAGTGCTGGAGCACCACCTACAGAAGTAACTTTAACATTAAACTTCGGTGAAATAGAACTAATTACAAGAGAAAGAGCAATAGAGGGATACTAATATGTACTTCGATAATTTTCCAACAATACCATATGATTCTGCAGATACAGGTGAGTTTAAAGATGTTAAAAATTTACTTAGGCGTGTAGGTATAAGAGCAAAAGTAAAAGCTAATACTTTATTATTTGATACCTATGATGTAAGAAATGGTGAAACACCAGAATCAATTGCACACAAACTTTATGGTAATGCTGAATTACATTGGATAATTATGTTATTAAATGATATTACAGATAGATATCATGACTGGCCAATGACAGAGGCACAATTTTTACAATTTATAAAAGATAAGTATTCAAATGTTGACGGCACACACCATTATGAGATACCCCAAACTTCTGGTGATACATCTATTAAAATTGACATTGGAACAGACAATACAAATTATCCGTCTGCAACTTTAATTACCAATTATGAGTATGAACAAGAACAACAAGATGCCAAAAGAAAAATAAGATTATTAGACCCATCTTATATTGGAGATTTTGTTGAAGAATTTAAATCATTAATAAGTGAATCAGTAATCTAATGCAAGGTATTCAACACGCTGGAGAATATGACTTATCAGACCTAAAACTATTTACAGGGTCTGGTGAAGTTTTAAATCTAGATATAAACTACTTATCACTAGACATATATGAAAATATATTTTCTAATGGTCTAACTGGTACACTATTAGTATCAGATACAAATAATCTGATTATGAATGCACCAATTACAGGTCAAGAATTTTTATCATTTAAAATTAAAACACCAACAATAGAAAATATTAAAATAGATTTTACTAAACATGTTATGGCAGTTTATAAAATAGATTATAGAAAAGCATCTAGAGGTAACGAAATATTTCAATTACATTTTTGTTCACCAGAATTATTAAGAAACTCACGCACAAGAATTTCTAAAGCATATGAGGGTAACATAAGTGATATTGTTGGTAAAATATTAAAGGATGATAAATCAGTAAACACAAAAAAAGAATTGTTTATAGAAGATACTTTAGGTATTAAAAAAATAGTATCACCAAATAAAAATCCATATACATTAATTAGAGATTTAACAACTGATGCTATTGGAACTAATGGTTCACCTCATTTTGTATTTTTTGAAAATATAGATGGTATACATTTTAGAACACTTGATAGTTTATATGCACAAGGTAGCTCTGGTGAGTTTATAGCATCAGATAAAGGTAATATTGATTTTCAAAAAGGTGGTGTAACTAATATAGAGGAAGATTTAAAAAGAGTATTAGACTATGAAATGGCATCTAACAATGACACAAAAAGAAACATAAAGTCTGGTATGTTTGCTTCAACAACAATACAACATAACATATATCAAAAAAACTTTGATGTTCAACAGTATGATTACTTTGAACAGTTTAATGATTATGCTAGGGTATCTGGTGGAGAAAGTGATTTTCCTATATACAATAAAGCACCAGTAGATTTTGCAAACAATTTAAGTGATTTTAAAGATGCAAAAATATATATGCACAGCACATCAAAAGATACCAATGATTTAGATACTCAACACTATGTTGATATACCCGTTGCAGTAAACAGAGTAGAAAAACAGACAAACTATACACCAAATGATATTATAAAAACCATTGCATCTAGAAGTGCTAAAACTACAGAGTTAGATAATGGTGTCAAAATTAATATGGAAATAAATGGTAACATAACAATCAAAGCAGGGTCAATCATAGACTTTAAACTACCTATTGCTGGACAAAATCATACAGGTGATGACTTTGATGTATATCACTCTGGTAAATTTCTCATCACTAAAGCAAGACACACTTTTGATAGAATTTCAAAAAGACATACAATGTATTTAAGTACAGTTAAAGATTCATTTAATCAAGAACTACCAGATGGTGGTTCAGAAGCACAACAACCAGTAGGAGGTAAACTATAGTAAACTATATCATGTATAATTAATTAACAATTTGGAGTTTAAGAATGACAAATAAAGCTAAGAACAAAATTAAGAACATGAAATTTTTGAGCCAAACAAGAACAAGGGTGATACCTGAAAAACTTGACATAAATAAGATAAAAGAAAACTATAGAAAAAAAGAAGCCGATGAAGAGCTACATAGATTTACAAGAGGGTCTGTATGACCCAAACATATTTAAAGCATTCTTTCTAGCTGGGGGACCAGGTAGTGGTAAATCATATGTAGTACAAAAATCTACAGGTGGAACTGGCCTGAAGATAATTAACTCTGATGATGTCTTTGAAAAATATTTAAAACAAGCAAGACTTGATTTTAAAATGCAAGCAGCACAAGGTAAACAAAGAGATGCATTAAGAACTAGAGCAAAAGAAGTAACTAAAAAAAGA